GCCGCCTTGCATTTGTTGTGGTTGTTGCATCCTTGAAATTGCCATAAATTTATCCTTAGTCTATCCGTTTTACTTTGTTTCTGCAGACAAATCAAGAGGTGGCATGATAACTTTCACGTCCTGCGCCATCTCTTCTGCCTTATAGCCCTTGTCTACCCAGTCTTTTCTTTCCTTAAAAACTTCTCCAGTCTTAAGGTGTCTGTAAGTCTCTTCTACTTTAGCGTCATATACTTTCATTAATCTACCTTTTCTTTTTTGATGTTTAAATAGCTGATAGCTATGTCAAATGAATCTGTATTACTTGCCTGTACCGTAAAAGCACTGCCACCTTCTACTATTAATGGTTGGGTTAATAATTCTGTTGTGACATTAGCTGTCAATGCTGCTGATTTAATGGCTGTGATACTGTTATTGGTTACGGTCACACTAGGTGTACCAGCAGATGTAACAAGTAATGATTTAATAATTATAGTCTCATTGACCAAAGGATTACCTGCTCCCAAAGGAACTAAAGCATTCCCTGTCGTATCATTGTCTATACCTTTAAATTTATATTGGTTTACTACTGCCATTATTCTAAAAAGAAACTCTTAGCTTCTATCTCCTGTTTTACTTCTTCTTGAAACGTACTGTTTAATTTTATTATAACACTATCCAGGTCTCTAACCAATGACTGTAGATTAACCTGTGTGTATTCCTTACCCGCTCTAGTTAATGATTGTACAAGTTTAGCCATTATGGAAATCTGTTAGCTGCAATTTGATTATCAATATACATTTGTTCGTCGTTACCAATCTCGTTTCCTTGTTCCATAGCATTGGTATAAGTTGTCATGTCGTCAGTAAAAACTTGATTAACTGGATAACTATTACCACTCGTTGTAAATTTATTGGTGTAAGGTATACCTTTATTAGTATTATCTGGTTGTTTATTAAAACTGTTTAATGCCAAACTATTATCAATTCCATTTGTGTTTTGATTTATTTGTGCATTAGGGTTAAAATCTAACATTCTTGTGTCAGTCAATTTACCGTCCACCATTTGTAAACCTTTTATTCTAGAAAGTTCTTCTGGAGTTTGTTTTTGCATATAACTTTTATTTTTGAATTTATCCATTCCACGTCCAATAAAACTCCCTATCCCTGGTATGCCTGTAAGTAATCCTGCAAGTCCACCTAATATTTGTCCACCTCTTGACGGTTTAACATCACCTGTTTCTTCTTCTTCAAATTCATATCTTTGTGTTGTTGGATTAAATCTAACATCTTCTTGTCCACCAAAACCCATGAAACCACCTGTTTTGTTATAAGTATCTCTATAACCATATTGATTGTTTCCAGAAAATAACCTACCTAAAAACCCTTGTGGGTTACCTGCAGCTTTTTGTGCATACATCATTTTTGCTCTACCATCTGGACCATAAGCAACTTCAGGCATGGCCCCTCTTCTTGTTCTATCGCTAACCGCTGATGTCTGACCTACACTTTTATTACCTGTTAAAATACTTTTTAGATTAGCTTCAGCTCTTACCGCTCTTTCGGTATCACCTCTATTACTACCAGTGGATGGTGCATTAGCTGCGTTGTTGCTACTTCTATCTCTAGTGTAATCACCTTGTGAATCTAATGACATGATACCGGAAGGACCTGTGTTAGCTCCTTTTTTTAATGAACCGTGTATATCTTTTTTAATTAATAAATTTTTTTCTGCTTTTGTAATGTAAGCTAGTTCTGTTTTAGGAGCTTTAGGATTAGATTGCCATTTAACAGGAACAGTTACGGTTTTTTGTTTACCCAAATAATTTCTTGCAGGTTTTTCATTGCCCTGCATTTCATAATTTATTTTTTTATCTGTTGCCATTATCTCATTCCTCCTGGTGCAATGTCTAATCTAAATGTACCTAGTTTCCAATTTTTTCCAGTACCTGTATTAGATACTTTTAATGCAATTGATCTAGCTCTAAGTCTAGTGCTTTTAAAATTCGTAGTTTCGGTCGATGTAAAATTTGTAGTTGTTGCAGCGGTATTAGGGTAATTTCTTGTTGTAAAACTAACTTCAGTATCACCTGTTTGTTCTATAAAATCTGGTATAAATCTACTTATCCTCATCATATATTCACCATCCCCTCTAAGATCAGGGGTTCCTACCGCTTGACCTGTATTACTTCTTTTTTGAGTAATATCAAAATCACCTGAAAGAATATTAGCATTAACAGCAGTAACAACATTACCGGCATTAACTTGATCGGTCCCTGTTTCGTGTTGATAATATATACTACTTCCGTCTACATTACCAGTAACATCATAAGAGGCATTATCATCAGAGTTATAGAGTGTTGCATGAGGTTTTTCGTATACAGAAGAATCTACCCAAGCAGATCTATTTAAAGATCCTGTTGTCCAAATAGGTCTTTTAGTTGTAGAATCTACATAATTATAGCTAACCACTCTATCAACCGAAGTAGCTGTAGCTGAACAATAGAACCAATTTATCTCTCCAAAAAGATTATTAATACCTGCATTAATTAAATCTCTAGTTACATTATTAAGACCAAGTCCCGGATCTACGGAGTAAACAAAATCCTCTACTAGACAAGGCATGGATCTTAACTGACCGTCATAATTAAAAAAACCGTTGTCCGACATCCAATAAGCTGAACCATCGACTTCAATGCAGGCATTCTTACCAATTAATCCACAGTTAGTCCCTGCTTGTTGGAATGCAAAAGTAAAAGGTTGCCCAACAAATTGCATTAAAAATATTGCGGTATCGGTCCATACATAAAGAGCATCCCTGCCTTTAATAGCAGACATAATCTTAGATCCTGCGGCAAGCCTTTGAGAACCTGCAGTGTTTTCTGCTCTTATGGTATACTCATTAATATTTTCCTGGTCCGAGAATCTTATAAACATGTCGTCTTGTGTAGATTTATCTCCAATGGTAGTTTCTGTTCCAAAAAATACTAAGTGTCTATCTGGAGTTGATACTATCATGTGACGTGATGCTGTTGGTGCTCCAGATATAATTGTTGCCCTAGTAGTTAATGCATCTGTATCCGATCCATCCCATTCAAAACATTCTCCGTTATATATAAGAGCAATTAATTTTGTACCAAAATTATCAAGAACCCATAAACCAGGGTTAAGTGTAAACTGTGTAGTTGATGAAGCTTCGCCCCATCCGTTGTAATCTGTAATATTTGTAACTGTCGCACCACCACTGTGGGCAGCTTTTGTAGTGCCATTAACTTCTCTTGCCCCACCACTTAAAGTATTTGTTCCTGTGTTATTTGCTGTGTAAGATATATCTTCAGTCCCTATTCTTATGGTCCCCGATGCCGGAAACGAGTTTGAACTAGTTAAAGGAATATCGGTTACAGCATCATTTATAGTAGAAGCAAGAGTATTGGTTACAGCCCCATTTACCTCACCACCAAATAACCCTGAACTCCACCCAAACCCTGATTCTTGTGTAGCAGGTCCTACAGTATAATAACAAAGAACAGAAGCAGAACCAGCATTAGTCACAGGTGTGCCGGCTTCGTTAGTAGCCATTGTAATTGTAAAAGTTGTAGCACTTGGTGTAGAAGTCACCATAAATTTGTTATCTTCAAAGGTAGCATTTGTAAAAGTAGATCCAGATAACCCAGAAACAGCATCAAATAATACTATATCATTATCTAATAAACCATGGTTAGAAGAAACAGTTACTGTGACTGTTGGTGACCCTGCTGTACTTGTAAAATTTGCTCCAGTAATTGTAGTTCTTATAGGGTGGATATCATAGAATTGACCGTCCGAAAAAACATAAAGAATTCTATTAGTGCCAATTGCAGAATATTTTATACCCACATTATTATCCCAATTATGTATGGCTCTTGCGGCACCGGTTAGTTTCTCTGTACCTAATTGTTCCCAACCACCTATTTTTTCTGGTGAGCCGTATCTAAAACGCACATTATCACCATCAAACCACTGACCTTCAGCGCCTGTTTCGGTAACTTGTTTATTAAATCCTGGGGCAAAACCTAATTTTTGTAGCATATAAAAACCTGTTGAAATTCTTTAATAAACCTTATATAGTAATATATAGATAATGAAAGAGAGAAAATGATAAGTACGTATAACCTATTTGCAGTCCCATTAACTCATGGAAAATTACCTCTACAGCCTCTTTTACACAAACAAATAATTTCTTTTGTTGAAGATAACTATACCGAAAAAGACTTAATTTCTTGTAAAAAAGGATTTCAATTTCATGAAAATTTTGAAGGAAAAAAAGAAATGGATCAAATTTTAAATAAATTTTTAACAAACACTTGTAATTCGTACATACTAAATAGTTGGTTAAATATCTTAGGAAACTATTCTTATAATACACCACATAGTCATATAGGAGATGGTATCGGCCTTTCGGGAGTATTTTATTTATCTAATGATAACAATAATATAAATTTTACAAAAGATGGACATGTTTTTAGCTTAGAACCAAAACTTTTTGATATTTTAATTTTCCCTTATAATTTGGTACATTATGTTTTACCAGAAAAAAGAAAAATTAAAAGAATTTGTCATGCTTTTAATTTAGTAAAGATAGATAGTTTAAAAGAAAAAAAATAATAGAAAATTATGGATCATTTAGAAGCGGTTGTTGAAATAAAAAACGTAGTATCTCCTGAGTTTATGGATAAAATTATACCTCTAATAAATAAAAAAGCCACGAAACAATTACCAATTTCATCTGGTGTAGATAAAAATATAAGAAATGTTAAAGGCTATCCTTTAAATTATTTAACTCCAACCGATACATTTTATTGGAACTTTATAAAAAAAGAAGTTGAAAAATTATTTATTTTTTATACAAGTAAATTTCCTCAAATAATGAAAAACCATATAATTAATCAAATAGATTTATTAAAATATTTACCTGGTGGAAAATATGAAATACACACAGACCATCACCCTACTTCAGCCAGAAATTTAAGTATTATTATTAATTTAAATAATGAATACGAGGGTGGAGATTTAATTTTTACAGACCAGAAAAATAAAGAAATTAAAAGATTAAAACTTAGTAAAGGTTCAATTGTATTTTTTCCAAGTAATTTCATGTACCCGCATAAAATTCAACCTATTACGAAAGGAACAAGGTATAGTATAGTTGCATGGCTACAGTAGATCATAAATTAATAAAAAAGGAAGGTATTATATGAAAGAAAAAACAGTAAGTATAAATAATTTTATTGGAATATATGATAGTTATATTACCAAAGAAGAATGTAATAAAGCCATTAAATTATATGAAGATCAGAATAAATTTAATAACACAATAAATAGAATTGGTTTTGAACAATCATCAATACTACAAAAACAAGATCAACAATATTTTGCGGGAGCTGATAATGTGGATGTTTGGTGGGAATCATTAAAACCTATGATGCTTAATTTTGATATGGCTTGGAATCATTATGTTAAAAATACAGGAGCCGATGAGGCGTATGGATCTGCCTTTAATTTTTCATGTTTAAAAATACAAAAAACTTTACCTACAGAAGGTTATCATGTTTGGCATATCGAACATGGAAAAGGGTTTGATAATGAATCACGTGCTTTTGTTTTTAGTGTCTACCTAAATGATGTTGAAGATGGGGGAGAAACAGAATTTTTACATTTTTCAAAAAGAGTAAAACCTAAAACAGGAAGAATAGTTATTTGGCCTGCTGCATTTCCTTATTTACATAGAGGTAATCCACCTTTATCTGGTGAAAAATATATTTTAACATCTTGGATGATGTTAAAGTGAAATCTTTTGATCCTTTTAAATACCAAAATTATTTTCACACTTATGAATTAAAATTTAATGAAGCAGAAATAAAACAAATCACTGTTTTATTAAAAAAAGAAAAAACAGGCCAACCGAAAACTACGTATGATCGTTTTAATATATTAAATTTTCCTTTGTTAAAAAATATACGAGCTAAAATAATAGATATTCTAGAAGAAAAAAATTTATCATTGGGAAATAACTGGGCTCAGTTATATAATAAAAAGGACAAACACAATGTGCATATTCATGCACAATCTGATTATTCTGGAATAATTTATTTAAATCCTAATAAACCAAGCCCTACTATTTTTTACAGTAAAAATTTTGAAAGATATGTCCATAAAGGTATAAAAAATACTTTGCTATTATTTCCTTCTCATATTCCACATGAAGTGGAATCTTTAAATAAAGATGAAGAAAGATTGATAATTTCTTTTAATACTATTAGAAACTTTTATTACTATGAAGTATAAGAAGTAGGTCTAGCGCCTAATCTAGCAATTTTTTCAGCTTCAGTTTCTGTAGAATTGTTATCTTCATCTACTTCATTATTATTATCCCAATTAGATTGTAATTGAGTTAAGTGTGCTGAATCCCATCTAGATGAAAATTGACTAATGTCTCCAATATTAGCATCTGCAAACGATGAGTGAGGTGTTGAATCTCTGTGTTCTACTTCATCAGAAGTAATAGATGTTCCATGTTGAATGGCCCAAACATTTGAGAATTTAGGGTCAGACCAAAAAGAATCATCAGATATAATGTACGAAGTATTTGCTGCGTCACCACTTTGTTTAGTGATTATTTTGTCTTCAAATATTATTGTCCAATTTGCGTTTGTTGCCATTTTCTCTCCTAAGTTTTTATAATATAAATTAAAGCTATATAAGGTTGTATAATTGCAGCATTAACTGCGCTTCCTGAAAAAGTTGCACTCATGTTGTGAGAGTGACCATTACCCGATCCCGCATTTCCAGTATTTCCAGAACTAAAGTTTTTACCTGGATTTGCAGCGTTGTTCATTGGAGAGGAACCTTGTACATTACCACCACCAGAGTGATCGTGACTAGCAAGTTGTGATTCTGATAAAGATGCATTAGCTGTTGAACCACCAACGTTTCCCGTAGCTGTAATAGCAACAGTATTTGCTCCACCAGTTGAAGCTAGAGCTTTGTTATTAGATTTTCCAACCGGTACGTTATCTGCTAAATTAGGTAAATTAAAAGTACTTGAACCATCACCGGCACCATAAGTAGTGCCTACGATTGCAAATAAAGCTGAATAAGTTGATCTTGAAACTGCTGCACCGGCACATTCTAAAAATCCTGTAGGCAGTGATGAAGCTGACCAAGGTAGAATTGTACCAGTAGCCGTACCTTCAATGCCTGTAAGGTCTGATCCATTAAAATTATATTTAGTTGCTTCGTAATTTGCCATAATATTATTTCTCCGTATATGTCCAACCTACATTTGCACCAGAAAAAACTAATCCAAATGCTGCACCCTCAGTATTAACTACTAGGTCTGCTGTTGCATTTGCTATTTTAGAACTATTTCTTCCAACAGTCAATGCGTTGGTATCGAAAGTGTACCTTGAATCTACAAAATTTACTTGAGCACCTACAGCGGGTGATGCAGGAAGAGTTATTGTAACTGCTCCTCCACTTGTATCTACAAAAATTCTATCTTGATCTACTGCTGTATAGGATCCTGTTTTAGTAAGCCAATCGTTGGGTGCGTAATTAGAAAATGGAACTTCGTAAACACCTGTGTTAGTTGCAACACCATCTAACCAAATAATTTTCCATTCTTTATCATCAGTTGCCCAAGTAACTGTTGCACCTGAACCGGAAACTGCTTTAAGCTGTAATGTTTCTGCACCAGTAGTGCTATTTTTAATAAAATAAAAATTTTCTGTAAGAAGAGGGAATGTTAAAATTCTTGATCCTGTAAGAGCACCTGTTAATTCTATAACTCTGTGTTGAGCAGTACCTGTTAAAGCACCTTCTGCTATTGATAAAGCTGTAGTTCCTGATCCTGCAACTGCTAGAGATAAATACCCACCTGTAAGTTGTTCTACAAGACTTAAATTTGCGTTAGTTTTTGTTCCCCAAGTACCGGCGTTTTCACCAGTTGCCATTAACTCTAAACCAAGATCTGTGTACGTTGATGCCATAATTTTGTTCTCCTAAGCTACGTGTGTTACATCTGTATACGATGTTTCGCCCACAACGTCAACATCTGAATAATTAGTATTTCCTACAATATTAACATTTTGGAAACCTATTATAATAATCTCTCCTACACTGGATGTTGCCTGTTGTCCTTCTAAACCAACCGTCATTTCGGTAGGTGTTATTGAACCAACAGCAGATGTTATTGAGACCCCGGTTAATGGAACTCCTATTTCAGTTAATAAAGAACCTACACTAGATGTAGCGCTTACTCCAGCAGGTTGAACTACTTGTGTTTCAGTAACTTCTACTGCTCCTACACTAGATGTTGAAATAACACCGGTTAATCCCATTACATCTGCAGGACTTAAAGAACCTACAGAGGATGTTGAACTAACACCGGTTAAATTAACTCCTATTTCAGTTGATAAAGAACCTACACTAGATGTAGAACTAACACCTGTTAATCCCATTACATCCGCAGGATTTAAAGCACCCACAGAAGATGTTGAATTTACACCGGTTAAATTAACTCCTATTCCAACCACTAAAGAACCTACACTAGATGTAACGCTTACTCCAGCAGGTTGAATTTGTTGATTGAATGAATTGCCGTAAGGTTCTTCGCCCCAACCGTTTCTACCCCAACCGACTAATGTACCCGCATTATCAAAAGTTCCAAGTTCTGTTTGAGATTGTAAACTTGTTGGAGTTAAAATAAGACTAGTTGTTGGAGATAATGATCCAACCGAAGATGTAGTAGGTAGACCTGTTAATTCGACAGTGATAATTGGTGCAGCTACAACAGAACCTACACTAGAAGTGGTAGACTGTCCTGATAAAGTAATTACAACAGGACCTTGATCGCCCCATTCGTTTTGTCCCCAGACCCCTGTGCTCCAAGTGTTAGCCATAAGGAGTTACTCCTTATGCTATACGAAGGATTGCGTTAGATGCGTCTGCTACTGGAAATTGAATTGTAAAAGTTCCACTTGATACAGTTTTGTCCCCACCAAATGCGATTGCACAAACTGCTCTGTCAGCGTTTGTATCGTTATATATTAAACATCCGTTTGCTGTAAAAGAAGCAGAGGTAAAACTAACATCTGAAAAATCACAACATGCAGTGTCCGTTGACAAAGCTGGAGTTACACTTGTAAGTGCTATACCACCTGCAGAATAAGCTGAACCTGACGTGTTTGATATTTCGTTTGATGAACTATAAGCTGTTGTTGATTTATTTAAAGTAGCACTACTTGTGTATAAAGCTAATTTAAAACTGTTTCCAGATGATGCTGTAAAGTTATGTAACGCTTGTAAAACTTCTGCTTTAAAACTATTACATACTGCTGATGTTATTGCCATAATTTTTATCTCCTAGTTTACGGTGAAGGTGATTTGACTTGTATTCTAACAGTTCCGTCAGTGTAATCGTCTCTTCTTCTTCTCCCAATTTGCATTCCTG